TAAGTCTAATTGGGATTTCTACAGTTTTCTTAGGCTTAACTGTCATAGTGGCAAGGCTACCTTGAGGACCAGACAATAAACCGTTAATATACTGCTCTTTAGGTTTCATACTCTTTGGTGAAGCAGACTTAATTTTAGGTTTCATTCTCTTTGGTGAAGCAGGAGGAACTTTAGGTTTCAGTTTCTTTGGTGGAGGCATTTACTTATATTCCTCCATGATTACGAATTTCCCCTTTGGAACTATTATAGGGGAATCTAGTGGATAATTGTGATACTCCCTGTTTCTTTAGACTCTTGCCTGGTGTAGCTCCAGCAGGAGGCTTAGGGTTGGGTCTCCCTAGCTCTGAGTTCATGGCTCCGTTACTCACGTTGCCACTCTCTTTAGAAATTCGTCCAGTCATTTGATTTACTCCTTTTATAGATTTTCTTACTTGGTTTAGTTCTAGTCCTGAACTCTAGATCAGTCCTGAACTTCTTGTTGATGACAGATTGTTCTATCTGCCAACTCCTTTGCTTGTCCTGTACTCTCATTTCTCTTACTCCAATATGGAGGATATACTATATCACAAGGTCCACCAAACCTAACCAGCATAGGTACTCTTACAGGTATTGCTATCATTTGTTCTATTGGTACGGTATTCACCAGCATCTCCTTCCCACGACACTTCTTTATTAGTATCTCCCCATTTATTAGCGGTCTTCTGTATTGCAGATACTTCTTTTTTCATTACAGCTTTACATTTAGGGCAACATTGTCTTTTAGTTCCATGATAGTTAACACAGTAGTGTTCGACCATCTTTTTACAAGTATTACAGTAATACTCATAGATTGGCATAGAGAATCCTTATGCTAAAGTTTTATTAAGAGGGATACAGCCCATATTATAGTTATCAGGTATTACAGTTTGTCTTTGTTTAACTTCTGCCCAAAACTTTTCTATCTCCTCCTTACAGTTCTGATGAGAACTGAATGTGTCTATAATTTCCATAGATTCCACTGAAGGAGGACTGTTACTTGGACCACCCCATGTTAGCATCACTATTACAAGTAAAAACATATTAAATTCTCACCCACCTTTCATCTTGTTGTTCTTCTTGACTACAATGTGCCATAAACTCTAGACATCCTCGTTCAACTTCATTATTTCTTCTTTCTCTATACTCACGGTCCCTATCCGCAGCAACCTGTTCAGTCCAATAACTAGCCCCCATTGCAAGAGCATCAAGTCTATCATCGTGTTGGAGTGAACCCCTATCTCTGGTAAGTCTGGTAAGTTGATAGAAAAGTTGTCTTTGGGGATTATCTTTTGTATCGCTGTAGTCTCTTTGGACTTCTGAGTAATCAAAGACCAGTCTATGGGATGATGTGAGTGGTTCGAGGACATCTAATATCCTATGCTCCTTCTGTTTAAATTGACGTTCAGTATCCTCTACAGTACACGGATATATCTCATTAAGTACTGGTTTAAACAGTTGGACATACATACCATCACCAAAATTAGGCTCAATCTGTACTACATTAACCTTATAGTCACTAGCAATCTTAGCTAATGCTTTAAGTGTAGGTTTATCATAACCTCCAGGGAAACCTCCTACTTTAAGAACATGAACTGTACCATTAAGAAACTTAGTAACACAATACCCAGTCTCATCCTGTCCTCTACCAGCAGGATCTATGTGCATAGCTGATCCTGTATACTCATAGTAATCTGTAGCTACTTCAAATGGCTTATACCAGAAGTCTCCTGTGAGCCCTACAGCCATCAGAGTATCGTCTTTCTCCCCCATAGCCCACTGTACTCTACCAGGAGCTTTATCTACATCTAGGGGTATAGCTATAAGGTCTTTAAGTTTAAGAGGATACCTAAGAGCATCTTCACCTGAAGTATCCAGCATGAACTGTCTAGCAAATCCAGCTCTACCATAGGACTGTAAGCGTTCCTCTAGGTCTAATGAATCAAACCTCATAGGATCTGTAGGAGCGTTTACTTCTATATCCATAGATTGAATAAAAGGAGACAATCTATCTTTATAGAAATCCCTTAGTCTTTGATCTGGTTTAAGAGAAGGCCAGATACGACACTCATATCCCCTCTCTTGAAGACTAGCATAAAGACTTTCTTCTACTTGTGGTGTCCCTAAGTAGACTATTCGTCCAACTTTAGGCATAACTACTGCATCAAACTCTTTAACAGTCTCTCCTAGCTTCTCACGCATGGTCTGAGTAAGAGCATTAGAGAGTACTTCTATATCATCAGCAATGATAATATGTGCTCTAGAACCTACAATCTGTCCTGTAATACCTACAGACTTAACTGTAGGTGCATGAGAAGCCCTACTAGGAGCTACATCAAAAGCAACATTACTGTTACGTTGGTCTTCTCTAGCTCTAAGATGTTGTAGTATAGGCATTTCATGTATGATTCTCTTAGTAAACGTAGAGAAGTCATCTGCCCTTTGTTTAGATGCAGAGATAACCAGGAACTTTAACTGAGGATCACAGAGAAGTTTCCATACAACAAAAGCTGAAGTAATCCAAGACTTACCTACACCTCTAAAGGCTTGAATGATGAGTCGCTTAGGACCATACTGTAGATACTCAGCAATGTCATACTGAATAGGAGTAGGATCAGGCAGGGCAAGATGCTTCCATGCAAGATAAAGAAAGTTGCGGAAGTCACTCTTAATTAGCCCTAATTGATCTGTCGGCTTTAGTTGACTCTGCTGTTTCAAATGGAAGTTCCTCTGTTAGTCCTTTTATATCTTCATTATTAGTACCCATACACTCAATATTATTATCTCTTAGAAACTGTCTTGCTACATTGAGGTGT